TGTATTGGGATAAAGTCAATGGCACGAATAATTGGCAAACTGCCATTCAAGCGGTCAAAGACAAATATCCGAAACCCTAATTACTGAGGTTCATTATGTTTTGGACACTCGCAACCACCACGCTCTCCTTTCTGACAGGCGGTATTCCGAAGATCATTGATTACTTCCAATCCAAAAAGGATCAATCTCACGAACTGTTGATGATCCAGGCCCAGACGGAACGTGATCTCAAGATGGCACAAGCTGGTTATCTTGCGCAGCAAAAAGTTGAAGAGATTCGTCTGGAGAATACCAAGATTGAAGCAGAAGCGCAAGAACGATCAGCGATGTATCAACATGACATTGCGATTGGACAAGGCGCATCCACTTGGGTTATCAATATGCGAGCCATGGTACGCCCCACGATTACCTATGGACTCTTCTTTCTGCTCTGCTTCGTCGATGCGTTTGGCTTCTGGTATGCGTTTCATACGGGTGTTCCCTTCAATGATGCCATGAATTCTCTCTGGGATGATGATACCCAGACGATTTGGGCGTCGGTCGTCTCTTTCTGGTTTGGTACGCAGGCATTCGGCAAGAAGTAACGCATGAAGATCAACGAAGCTGGTCTGAACGTCATCAAGAAGTTCGAAGGCTTCCGATCCAAGCCGTATTTGTGTCCTGCTCGCATCTGGACTATTGGTTATGGTCATGTGCTCTATCCTGAACAACTGCGATTGAAACTCGAAGATCGCACCTCCTATCAGTTAAAACCTGAAGACAATCGAGTGTTTACGAAAGAGGAAATTGATGGACTTCTTTTGGATGAAATGGGTAAATATGAGCGTGGTGTGGAACGGCTCTGCCCTGGACCTCTTACCAAAAATCAATTTTCTGCTCTTGTCTCTTTTGCTTTTAATGTTGGTGTTGGATGCCTTCAAAGAAGTACGATCCGTTCGGCGATTAATCGGGGCGATTTTGAAATGGCTGCGGACACGTTTCTCAAATATAACAAAGCGGGTGGCAAAGAACTGAAAGGTCTAACGCTTCGTCGTCAAGCTGAACGTGCTCTTTTTCTCTCCTAAATTTTATTCTGTATTATTTTTTTATATAAATAATCGTGAACATTCGAATGGGGAATGTACATGCCGAGTTATGTAGAACTTACAATTGATGCTGGTGCCACATTTGAGATTGATCTTGTAGTCAATTCAGATGATGGAACGCCATTAAATTTAGTTGGGTATGAAAGTCGCGCACAAATGCGCAAATCATATTATTCATCATCCGCACATGATTTTACTGTTCAAATTACTGAACCCACCAGCGGAATGATACGAATGACAATGACCGCTGCCAATACTGCACTTATTACACCAGGTCGATATATGTACGATGTATTATTGTGCGACATGGAAGAAGATCCAGAACTTGTATATCGTATTTTTGAAGGTATTGTGACAGTCACTCCAGGGGTGACGCGAAACTAATGTTTTATTGAGGATACAAAATATGGCATCAATTCAAGTTAGACAAAGAAGATCAGTCGTTTCATCTGTGACGGTGGGGAATCGTAATCTCGTTTCATCTGTGACGGTGGGGAATCGTAATCCTTTATCATTAGGCGAATTGGTAAATGTGAGAATTACAGATCCTGAAGATGGTGAGGTGTTGGTATTTGATTCTGCGACCAATTCATATGTGTTGCGTCCAGTTAGCGTTACTTCAAACAACATCTCATCGATTACAGGGGGAAGATTTTAATGGCAAACACAGTAATTCAACTTAAATGGTCAGAAGTTACCAGTACGCCCCCGTCACTTAATGTGGCGGAACCAGCGTATTCAAATACTTCAAACAAGCTCTTTATTGGGCTTGGCGACAATTCAGTTGTTGCCATCGGTGGTAAGTATTATACTGACACCGTTGATGCCGCGACGAGTGCGAACACCTCATCCACAATCGTTAAGCGTGGATCTGATGGCGGGTTTAATGCGACCTATATGTATGGGTCGTTGTACGGAAATGCTAATACCGCCACCACTCTTGCGACATCCAGAAATATCACTCTAACGGGTGATGCAAGCGGTAGTGCAAGTTTTAATGGTTCAGCTGATGCAACCATCACTGTTGATTTGAGTGATACAGGTGTTGTAGCTGGAACATATGGCGGTGGAAATCAAATTCCAACCTTTACAGTGGATGCAGAAGGTCGATTGACCGCTGCTGCTAACGTTTCCATTTCAACAGCATTTAACTTTGCTGGTAATACGGGAACGGGTGCTACGTCATCGGGTGGAACGGTTACGATTGTCGGTGAAAACGGTGGTGGTATCACAACATCGTTTGTTGATGGGACTGACACCTTTGGGATCGCAGTGGATAACACTGTTGTTCGTACCACGGGCGGCACCATCTCTGGCGACTTGGCGATTTCTGGTAATCTGATTGTTTCTGGTAATCAAATTGTCAATGATGTTGAGACGATTCGCGTTGAAGATTCATTGATTCAATTAGCTGCAAACAATGCGGGTGATGCATTAGATATCGGGTTGTTTGGTTCTTATGTGTCATCTGGCACCAAGTATACAGCATTCTTCCGCGATGCTACAGACGGTAACTATAAGTTGATGACTGGTGGTACAGAACAACCATCAGCTGGCAATACCGTCAATGTGTCTGCATTTAGCCGTGCAACATTAGACACCAATATCACTGGCGGGACAGTATCTGGATTGTCCTCGGCGATTGCGGTTGCTGATGGTGGTACAGGAGCGTCTTCCTTCACAGCAGGTAGAATGCTCGTGGGGAACGGCGCTGGTCCTCTTCAGGCTCTCGCTAATACGGGGACTGCGGGAACTTACGGCGCACAAACCCATGTGCCAGTTATCACGACTGATGCGTATGGTCGTGTGTCGAGCGTTAGCAATACAGCAATCGGTGGATTAGATACATCCGCTCTTGCTTCAGGTACTCTGTCAATCGCTCGTGGTGGTACCAATAATACAAGTTACACCGCAGGCGCAATGCTGCAGTACAATGGCAGCGGTATTGTGTCCTTGGCGAATACGGGTACAGCAGGAACCTACGGGTCTTCAAGCACGATCCCAGTTATCACGACTGATGCGTATGGTCGTGTGTCGTCTGTCACAGACACTGCAATCAGCAGTTTGAATACTTCAGTCTTGACAGCAGGAACATTGGGCGTGAATCGTGGCGGTACAGGAGCAGCTTCCTTCACCGTTAAGGGCGTTATTGTTTCGAATCAGTCATCTACGACTGGTGCGATGAGTGCATTAGCGTCTTCAACAGAAGGTCATGTGTTGCAGATTGATAATTCTGGTGTACCAACATTCGGACATCTGAATGGTGGTAGTTTCTAAGAGTGATATAAGTAATCGAGTGGGGGGGCATTCTCTCCCCCACTTTTTACAATATAGAGGTTATGATGAGCGATCCTGTTTCGTTTATGAATTCGTATAATGAAGTAGTCTTTGATAATTTCATTGCTGTATTGAAACAAAATTTAATGTTTCAAACTCAATTGAAAATTACTGAAGGGCAAAAAATAAAAATTGACGAGTTAACAAAAGAATTAACTCAAAAAAATGAAGATGCACAGAGAGTCGGTCAACTTGATACTGACCGTCATCGAATTCAAAGCGCATTGAATGAAAAATCTCAAGAAGTGACTTCTCTACGAGCACAAGTGGATATTTTAAATCGTGAAGTAGGTCAAATTAAAACATTACAAAGTGACTTAAATAATCTTAAAGAAGAATTGGAACAGAAAACTAAAAAAATACAGATTTTAGAATCAAAGTACAATATAAGTTCCGATTCTGTATCCACAAAAAGAAACGATGATGAGTTGAAATCTTTACAACTTGGGTCTGGCGGATTATTTTAAATGCCCAACACCGTTATTTCTATAAGAAGTTCGGGTCAAACTGGTAATATACCTTCTCTTGGTGTTGTTGCTAATGGCGAGTTGTCTTTGAATTATGCTGACGGTATTCTTTATTATAAGACTGCCAGCAATACATTAGGACAAATCAAAACCACACAAGTTTCTGGTCTTGATACAGAAATTCAATTTAATGATGTTGGATCATTCGGATCACATTCTGGATTAACATATAATAAAACCAGTAGTCTATTAACGGTTTCGGGGAATATAGTTTCAGGTAATCTTTCAACAACAGGTAGTATTAGTAGTAGTGCATTTTTTGATGATGGATTAAATGTTACTGGACATGCTCAAGCAGCATTTGATACTGCCAATACAGCAACAACAAACGCCCAAGCAGCATTTAATAAAGCAAACTCTTCTGCACAACAAGCATTTGTTACTATTACCGCTAATGGAACAAATGTCATTGCTGATGCAAATAACGACATCCTTACGCTGACTGCTGCCACATCAAATGGTATTGCAATAGTTGCAAATGCATCGTCAGATACTATAGATTTTGGATTGAGATCTTCAGGCGTTACCGCAGGGACATATGGTAATAATTCAACAGCCGTCACAATAACGATTGATCAATTTGGTCGAATTACATCAGTCAGTCAAACAGCAATTACGGTTTCAGCTGTTGAATCAGATCCATTTGCACTTACATATGCTATTGCTTTAGGATAAGGATTCTCATGTCAGCACCAACAACAAGAGCACAATTTAAAACTTATTGTCTTCGTAAACTTGGGTTTCCTGTTATTGATATCAATGTAGATGATGATCAAGTTGAAGATCGTATTGACGAAGCTCTCTTGTTTTTCTATGATTATCATTTTGATGGAACTGAAAAGATCTTCATGAAACATCAGATTACTGATGAAGACTATGCTCGACGTTGGATCTATTGCCCCGATTCTGTTATTGGAGTCACACGTATCTTCCCCTTTGATCAAAGTAATGCCAGTATTAATATGTTTGACTTGCGTTATCAATTACGCTTGCACGATTTGTATGACTTTACCTCCGTATCTTATGTATCTTACGAAATTACGATGCAGCATTTGCGAACATTGAATCTGCTCTTCTCGGGCACTCCACAATTTCGATTTAATCGCAAACTAAATAAGATTTATCTTGATGTTGATTGGGTCCGTGATATGCAGGTTGGTGTCTGGGTTATCGTTGAATGTTATAGAAAAATGAATCCAGACACAATTAATATTACGGGCACTTTTGCAACTACTGCCAATTCAAATGTCGTTACAGGCACCAGTACCACGATGGATCTTGATTTTACTATTGGTGATACTGTCACGATTGGTTCATCGACTACAACCATTACAGGAATTACATCTTCAATCTCAATGAATGTTTCAACCACATTTGCGAATACCGCATCTGGATTGACGGCTAGTATTTCTGGAGCAACTGATGTGTGGAATGATAAGTTTCTTAAAAAATATGCAACAGCATTAATTAAGAAACAATGGGGATCAAACATGTCTAAGTTCTCGGGTATTCAAATGCCTGGTGGTGTCACCCTCAATGGAAAACAGATTTTTGATGAAGCTGAGGCAGAAATCAAAGAACTTGAAGAGTCGATGCACTCCTTAAACGTCTTGCCTGGAGAAATGTTTCTAGGCTAAAGAAATTTTATGCCGACAAATAATTATTTTAATTTCTTTCCTGGCGATTCGATCACAACCGAACAGTTACTTGTTGAAGATCTTGTCATTGAAGCCATGAAAATTCATGGGATGGATGTGTATTATTTGCCTCGTTCAACCCGCGATAACGAAACAGAAGATTTCTTATACGGAGAAGATACTACAAAACAATATCGTGAAGCATATGTAATTGAAATGTATCTTGAGAATACGAGTGCTATGGAGGGTGAAGGTGATTTCATCTCTAAGTTTGGATTAGAAATTCGTGATGAAACGTCCTTGCTCGTGTCTCGCCGTCGATTCAAAATGACAGTACCAAATATCGGAAGACCCCGCGAAGGCGATCTAATCTATATTCCTCTATTACAAAATTTCTTTGAGATCACCCACGTTGAGCACGAAAATAATCAAGCGATGATGTATACCCTTGGTAAGGGTCGTGGCGGCAATGTCTACGTCTATGCATTGCGCATGAAACAGTTTGTCTTCTCTGACGAAATTATCAGCACAGGAGTTGAGGAAATTGACAGTCAGATTTTGGGAGCATATCGCGGAACAGATTTAATCATGACTGTCGGTGGATCGGGAGTATTTGATAGCGCAAACAATGAGAGTATCTATCAAGGATCTAGCTTCGCAACAGCTACAGCAAGAGCGGTTGTTCGGGATTGGTCATCATCTACACGCACACTCGATGCTATTCGCGTCCAAGGAACCTTTTTGGGAAATGTAGCTGTTAAAGGTGTAATCAGTAATTCTTCATGGACATTAGCAACGATTGATACTGATACGCCGATGACAAATGCCTTTGAAGATCTAATTGATAATAAACGCATTGAAACTGAAGCGGATGCGATTATTGATTTTTCTGACAGTAATCCGTTCAGTGAAGGCACACTCTAATGTTTTCCCACTTTTACCATCGGTTAATGCGAAAGTATGTTGCCATCTTTGGCACTTTATTTAATAATCTTTATGTAACACGATATGCGAGTAGTGGGGCCATCGATACGACCATCAAAGTACCTTTAGCGTATGGTCCTAAAGAAAAGTTTATCACCAGAATAAAAAGCGATCCCACACTAACAAAATCTATTCTTATTTCTGTGCCTCGTCTTTCGTTTGAAATCACAGGTATCACCTATGATCCAGAACGAAAACAACAGACTACATTAAAACTACAAGGACCGCCCACATCAAATACTTCAGTAAGATCAACATATGCTGCAGCACCGTATAATATTGATTTTGTATTGAATTTGTATGTGCGGAATATTGAAGATGGAACGCAAATTGCAGAACAAATATTACCATATTTTCAACCAGATTTTACGGTTACTGCAACATTAGTTCCTGAGATGCAGATAAAAAAAGATATTCCTGTTTTATTGAATAGCGTAAATCAGACGATAGATTATGAAGGGGGTCTTGATAGTACACGATTAATTATCTGGACATTTGATTTTACAATGAAGGGATATTTCTTTGGACCATCTGCGAATACTGATGTGATTAAAGGTACTTCGCTTAATACGGGTGGAATGATTACAGGTAATACTGGCGGTATTCTTGTTAATTTCTTTCAAGATAATGCCTTACCCGAAACATTACATATTCAAACAGTTACATTAGCTAATACGGGATTTGGAATTTATATTGAAGGTGAAACAGTTCGCAATAGTAATAACGATATCTTTGGGATTGTTGAAACAGTATCAAATACTTCATCGGGATTATCAATAACGCTTACCGATACAAATAAACCTATTGATGTTGGACAGTTACTCATTGGAGATATGTCGCGAGCAAAATATCTTGTTGTTGATACCAGATTTGCAAATTCCACCATAGCAAAAATTGGTATTCAACAAACACCTATATCAGCTAATGTTATTAATGATTTTGGATACACCACTACAACGTTGGAGTTTCCTGATACCATTTAATTATGAACGATAAACTGTCAGAGATTCTAGATCTCGATCCGATTCCCGAGCAATCTACTACTGTATTGCCAACGACAACTTTATCATCCACTACAGTTGATAATACGATTGTGGATGATGCAACCTATGCGCGAGAAAATATTCGTGGATTGATTGAGAATAGCGTCCCGACCTTACAAAATTTAATCAAGATTGCCAATGATTCGCAACATCCTCGTGCCTATGAAGTGGTGACGCAATTAGTCAAAACGATCTCCGATTTGAATAAAGATCTCATGGAGATTCACAAAAAAGAACAGGACTTGACCAAACCTGAGACGCCAGCAGGAACTGCTTCTGGAATCAATGTTAAGAATGCGGTCTTTGTAGGGACAACGAGGGAACTCCGCGAACATCTCAAACAATCATGAGTGAGTCTTATCTCTCAAATCCGAATCTTAAAGCCGTCGGTGTTCCTGTTGCATTTACGCAAGAACAGGTTGA